TCCTCGATCTCTTCCCGGTCGTCCACGGTGTACGCCAGCGCATAGACCTTGCCGCCCAACTGCACGGTGTGGTTCTTCACGCTTACCCTACCTTCCTTTTAGTTGTACGGGTGTGGTTACGAAGTGGTCGCCACCGCGATGCCGGTGCCGCTCCCGCACATGAACTTCACGGGCATCTTCTCCACGTCGCCCACCTGCCCGGACAGCACATCGATGCCACCGCTGATGCAGGCGGTCATGGTGTAGACCTCGTTGCTGGTGGTGGCGGCGCTGTTCTGCCAGCGGATGCTGACGACGAAGTTCGGGACGGTGACACCGATCAAGGCCCGGAGCGTCTGCACCACGCTGCCGCTGGCCCGGTCGATGTAGAACACCGCGTCGATGCTGGGCGTGGCCAGGCCAGCGATGCTGTTCTTGGCCACGTCGCCCATGGCCGTCTTTTCCTTGACCTCCTGGCCGAAGTTCACCTTGGCCGAGAAGAGGCGGTTGGAAAGATCGACGCCGTTGACCACGATCGCTGCGTTGTACAGTACCTGGATCGCCATGCGTTACTCCTTACTGGATACCGGCGCTGATGCTCACGGTTGCCACTGTGCCCGGGAAGCCCACCCACCTGGCCGCGAACCACGGGCCATTCCCAGCCACACCACCCGACTGCCACTCGGCACCCACGGCGGTGGTGCCAATGTTGAAGCCGACCACGCTGTTGTTCAGCGGGAAGCCTGACGACGAAGACCAGGACACGGTGAAGGTGATCCCAGGGGCCGTGCCCGTGGTGGCCAACACGTGCAGTGCGGCGTACACCGTCTGGCCTGCCCCAATGAGGCCAAGGTTGATGGGTGTACCCAGGCCGCTGGTGCCGGTGACCGCATTGGGCGCACGCAGCAGGCGCGTGGCCTGCACGTTGCGGTCTGCGGCCTCCACGTTCAGGGTGGCCTTCAGCACCTCGCCATGCTGGGCACCCATGGGCAGCTTGGCCGGCACACCCTTCCAGATATTGACGATGTTGCCAACCACCAGGTCCGCACCCAGCGTGAGGATGATGGGTACGAAGGCGCCCGGGGATGGCCCGTCCGTGGCCTGCTCCATCTTGCCGGCCACGAGCTGGCCGCCGGTCTGGTAGTAGAACTCGCCCTCTGCCGTGGCGTCGTAGATGCCCGGCAGGTAGCAGCGCGCCACATCCTGGAACGCCGTGCGCTCCTTGGCCGGCTGGTTCAACGTCAGCTTGATCTTGCTGAACTCCGTCGACGCAGCCGTGCCGTCGATGAGGATGTCGGCCTGGTAGAGGACCTGGATGCTCATTCGTCATCCTCCACTGTGCGCTTCGGCCACCCGGTGGGGTGCGTGGGCAACACCTTACCCTCGAACTCCACCACGCCATCGGCGGGCGTGGGCGGCAGCGGCGCGTGCTTGGCCTTGGGTAGCTCGCGCACCACCTGCACCGCGCCAATCTTCAGCAAGAAGGCTTCCTGCCCAGCTTCCATCTCGCACCGAAAGGTGGTGCCGGGTTCCACCCTGCCGTAGCCGCCCACGATCACCGGGCACGCCCCGGTGTGGTTGTATTCCTTCACCATGCAACACCCCTCACGGCGACGGTGCCTTCCAGGCCATGTAGTTGCACACGTAGTACACCCTCGCGCTGTCGTCCTGCTTCAGGAAGAAAGGCGCCGACTGGATCCCATCGATGTAGCCGTAGTACGTGCTGCCGCCCGTGCTGCCCACCAGCGTGGTGGACAGGTGGCACAGCGCGGCCCAGATGCTTTGCTGGAGCCGCCGGCATGTCTGGGCGTTGTCGGGTGTGTCGCGTGACAAGACCTGGAACTTCGCCGCCTCGAAGATCGGTGGTTGTAGGTTGGGCCCCATCGCCCGCACGGGCTTGAGGCCAGGGTACTCGATGACACACGTCGCCGCATCGCCCGCTTGGATCGGGAAGGGCACCGCGAAGATGCCGTTGGCGCTGGTGGCACCCACCACCAGCCCCAGGCCGGCACCGGCAAGGTACTGCGCGATCTCGTCCGCGAGCACTCACCCCTCCTGCATCCCATCTGCGATACGGCCTAGCGCCTCGGGCGCCTCCTCGTCGAACGGCTGCTCGAGGTACTTTGCCTGCTGCCCTGCCTTGTGCTGGTACGTAAGGTCCTCGTGCTGGCGCAGGGCATACGCCTCGGCTGCACCACCATACCCCAACACGCACTCACAGGTGTTGTCGCGCCACATGGGCAGCAGTACCGTACCGCTTTCGCGCAGCGTGCCCGGCGCTGGGTCGTTGGGGCTGGTGGGAGGCCCACCGATGGGTACGATCGCCTGCGACTTGGCCATCACCGCCAGGTTGTGCCGGTACAGCCCCTTCTCGACACCCCTGCGCATGGCGGCTGGGCCTAGGCTTTCGAACCATGCCACCAGCGGCGAGATGTCGAGCTCGAAATTGGCCTGCACTAGACCAACACCTCGTAGTACATGGGGCTGCCGTACTCGTCATTGAGCTGTTCCACGTCCAGGATGCGCGGCTGCGTGCTGGTGCCCAGGATGTAGCCGGCCGGGATGGTGATGCGGTCACCCACGCGCACCGTCACGGCCGCCGCGCTGCTGGTGGCGGTCATGGGCGCCACGAACAGGCGGCCCTTGGTGAACAGGTCGTTGCCATCGCGGCTCTGCACCTTCTTGATGTACTGCTCCAACCTGGCCAGCACGGACTGGGGCCCGTTGGCGCTGTAGGTGCGGCCGCCATAGCCGCCGCTGCTGCTGCCCTGGGCGTTTTCCACCGTGATACTGGCGTTGAACCAGTCGAGGAACTGGGTGTCGATGGACATCGCTCACCCGGTCTGGTTGAAGGGTTCGGGCTCGCCCACCACCCCAGGCGTGAGCGGCTCCTCCTCGGGGTTGTCCAGCATGCCGCGCCAGAAGGCCGGCGGCACCCGGTCGGTGTCGTTGTTGTTGGCCTGCTTGTCGGCGATGCTGATGCCGCCTGCGCTGGGTAGCGCCCCACCCATCACCGCCAGCGCGCGCAGGTCCTTGGCCTTGTCGTGGTACGCCTTGGCCCGCTGCGACAGCCGGATGCTGAGCTTGCCCTCGACCATGTCCGCCTTCTGCGCGAACTTGGCTTCCAGCCACTCGCAACACCGCGCGGCCACAGAGATGTCACTGCCTTCCACGGTGCCGGCGTAGGCGAGCTCCTCATCCGCCAGCAGCAGCGTCAGGGTGGGGCTGAATTGGGTGTCCCCGATCTCGACCCTGATGCGGTCGCGTTGGAGGGTGAAGTTGCCCGCGTAGGTGTAGGTCAGCGGCATCCGCTACCCCAGGGCAATCCAGCGCACCATCGATGTGACGCCCGCCGTCCCGAGGATGCTGAAGCCGCTGTAGACGCCAGGCCGCCGCGGCTGGCTGCCCTCGATGGGTACCGTCAGCCGCTCGCCGGGTGCCAGCGGGTAGCTCGCCGATGTGGTCGCCAGCACTGCGGCGCCACCCGTCACGTCTACGAAGCACCCGCCGCTGGTGGCTGCCACCACCTGGAACGACGTGGCGCGAAACCCGATGCTTGTGCCCGCGTTGAAGAAGAGCTGGCTTACGGCTGCGCTGGTGGTGGCTGTGAGGGTGCCGGATGCTTGCAGCCCGTCCTGTCCAATGCCTGCCGTCACACCTGCACCCCCAGGGCTACTGCGTCAGGTCTGTGACGTACAGGTAGAGGTCGGCGGCGAAGGCGATCCAGTCCGTCGAGGCCGGCGTGAACGTCAGGGTACGGCTGGCGGTCGAGTCGCTGGCGTACGTCTTCTGCACGGGCGCGTTCCCGGTGGTCTGCGTCACCATGAAGGTGCCGTAGGTGCCCACTCCGCTGGTGCCGGCGGCCACCACGGGCAGCACGATGCCGCTGGTGCCCACGGCGATGGCGCTGAGGAAACCGGCTGGGGTGCCGCTGGTGCCCACGAGCATCGTCTTGGTGGCGCCCGTGCTGGGCGTCAGCACGTTCAGGAAGGCGTCATACACCACTGCCTGGCCGGGCAGTACGTAGGACGTCAGCGACATCGAAGAGGTGGAGATGAGG